GGGGTGGACATGGTGATTCAGGGAGTAGAAGGAAGGGGGACCACGCCCAGGCCTGGCGTGGATCAAAGCAATGCGGGTCAGGACAGGCCGATAGCGCGTCGAACCTGCGCGTACAGGTCGACGCCCTCGACCTTGAACACCATGCCGGGCACATCGATCTCGATGGTGTCGACGCCGTCGATGACCAGCTTGTAGTAGCTGACGCTGATGGCGTGGGTGTGGCTGGTCTCCTCGCCGGCCTGGGCTTCGCCCATGTCGAGCTCGCGCAGGCGGCCGGACACATGGACCTCGACGGCCATGATGGTCCCGGACTCGTCGTCATAGGCCCCCATCCAGCGCCACTGGTTGGCGTTGTGCGTGGTCGCCCCGAAGGCCGCGATGCCGACCTTGAGCAAGCCGCCGGCATTGAACGTCATCTCCAGCTTCTCGTGGCCAAGATCCACTTCGATAGGACCGTTCATGCCGCCGCCACGCCATTCCTCGACCTTGCGGGTGAGCTTGGGCAGCGTGACGGATTCGATTTCGCCTTGGAAATTGTTGCCGTCCTTGAACAGCATGAAATTCTTGAGTTTGAAGGGCAAGCCCATGGTGGTGCTCCGTTAGGTGGGGGTGGGCTGACCGGCCCCGTGTGGGACCGGAGCGGGCGATCAGGCGCTGGCGATGGCCTCGGCGAACTGCGCGAGATAGCTATCGGTGATGGACTGTTCGAAGATGAGGTTCTCGAGTCCCGGGGTGGGCGTGTAGTCGTAGCTGATGAGCAACTGCCCGGCGGCGAGGTTGGCCGCGTCGTTCTGATCCGGGTCGAACCAGGCCGTTGCACCGACGATGCGGCCACTGCTGACCATGTCGCGGAACAGCTTGTTGATGTAGCCCAGCATGTCCTTGACCAGGGTCGGCGTCATCGGCTGGTCGATGAACGCCATGTGCCCCTCAGCGATGGTGTCGGCCATGATCTGCGCGGTACGGGTGTAGTTCTCGAACGGGAACTTGCCGCCCTTCATCTCGCACGTCCGGCTACCCCAAAAGCGGTAGCCGGCCTGGTTGATGATGGTCGTGACTTCCAGCCCGTTGAGGTAGCCGGCGTCGCTCTCGGGGTTCTGCAGATCGAAGAACACCGGCGTGCTGATGCCCTCGGGGCCGTTGATGACGGCATTGGAGAGCGACTTGTGCCATCCGATGGTCTGATCGAGCTTGGCGCGCAGGCCCATGGCATAGGCCACGGGGCTGGACTCGACGATGGCGCTGGTTGCCGTGTCCCACGACAGAAAGCGGGGCCACAGCACCATCAGCTCGCGCTGGCCGAATTCATCGCGGTAGGTGGTGGCTTCTTCCTTGGTCTGGGCCACGGCAATGCCGTCCGCGCCACGAGCCGCCACATAGGCGAACGCACGCAGCGACTGGCAAGCCGTGGCCAGGGCGTTGGCCACGGTCTTGGTGTCCAGATCCGGCGCACCCAGAATGCGGGGCTTGACGCCCAGTTCGCTCTGCGCGGACAGCAGTGCCTGAATGCCCGTGCGTTGGCCGGTGGCGGTGGTGGTGCCGACCACGTTGGAGGTTGTTTCTGCCGGCGTGGCACCGGCCTCGACGCGCACGACCACGACCACGGCACGGGACTGTGCGCCGATCTGCTGCAGCGCCTTGGCGAGCGTTCCGCCTGCGCCCGCCTTGCCGACGGCGCCCGCCGGGTTCGTGAGCAGCACCGGCACGTTGAGGGGGAACGCCTCGGCGTCGGCAGCGGGCGCGGTGGCTACCAGGCCAATGATGGCCGTCGAGATCATGCGGATGGCTGCGCCGACGGCCGTGGTTTCGAAGACGCGGACGCCGTGATGGTATTCGTAAGCCATGGGCTTTACTCCGGTTGCGGGGTGGTGTGGGGCGTGGCCACCAGCGGCGCCACGTCGGGGTTTTCAGTCACAAAAGCGTCGAGCTTCTGCTGCGGGGTCAGGGGCTGTGGCACGGCCGGACGGGGCACGAGTTCCCACAGCACACCGTTGAAGCGCGGCCACTGGTCGGCAGGCCATTGCGAGTGCCAGAGACCGTCCTCGTCCTGGGTGAGCCAGCCTTCGGGCATGGGAGCCTCGACGGCACCGCGCGGCGGGTAGAAGGTTCCGGGTTCAAGTTCGCACTCCCAGGAATCGACCACGGCCAGGAACAGCCCGGCGCCGTTGAGTTGAAAGGCGTTGCGTCGGTTGCGCATCAGAAGACCCTAATGGTTGGAACGTAGGCCCGGCCGTTGGGGTTGGCGTGGTCGCCGCCCTGTTCCAGCACGCGGCCGGTGTGGCGGTGCCTGCCGCCCCGGCTGGTGGGTTCTTCTCGGGTGACGCCACCGCCGCCGCCAGCAATGCCGTCGTAGTCGCGGCCCTGATCCCATTGGCCTTTGACGATGTGCTCGTGTTCGCCGCCTTCGTCGATTTCCAGACCGTGCCCGTGCCGCTTGTTCTGGCTATTGAGCCACGCGCCGACGGTCATGCGGGTATCGAGGCCACGGCCCATGTCCGCGTTGCCGTCCCAGCCGCCACGGTCATCGGGCAGGTTGAAGGTATTGAAGCCGTCGCCTGCGCCGAAGCGGGTGCCGATCTTGGCGAACAGGCGCGCGTAGGCTGTCCGGCTGATCGCCGCGCCGTCGCGCACCCGCCATCCCGATTCAATGGCTTCGGTCGGCATCTTGCCGATGGAGCCGATGGGCACAAGTCGGTCGAACAAAGCGTCGACCTCGGCCCGGCTGTACACGCCGAGGTTCGTGCGAGACGTGGCCGCATTGGCCACGTCGGCGAGGTTCTTGCTGCGTTCCAGCGGCGCAGGCGCGCTGCCGGTCGGTTCGTTCTGGGCAAAGATCGCAACGGTGCCCGCCGGGTAGCTGGTGGCCAGCGTCAACAGGCTCGGATCTTCCGGGTCTGCCGTCCATTCGTTGCGGCGCAGGCGCTCGCCGTTGATGTAGACCACCAGGCCGCGCGTGGTGGTCACGTCCAAGTCGACCACGGTCTGATCCGCTCCCAGGAGCTGGCTTTCCTCGATGCAGTCAACCGTGACGTTCTGCGCGTCCGGATCGACCCATTCGGTGTCGCCGTCTTGGTTCGATTTCTTGCGCAGCACCTGGTTGGTCGTGCCGCCAGGGATCAGCGCTGCACTGGTGATGCTGTTGCGCACCCAGGACTGGGTAGCGATCACCACATTGGGATCAATGGTGAACGTGATGCTGTCGGCGTTGAGCACCGCGAAAACCAAGCGCACCGACGTGTCGCTGAAGGCGCCTTCAGAGGCCTCGGGTTTGTAGACCAGCGGGAGATTGCTGACGACGTAGAAATTGCCGTTGGCGTCGACCACCGCGGCTTCCCGGATGTTGAAGCCGCCCACGCTGCTGGGAATGATGGCCTCAGCGATGTACTGCCGGTCATCGTCGGGGTTGGGGTAGACGCGGTTGAGGGTGACGCGAAAACGCTCGCGCACCAACTGGGTCATGGTGTCCGACACCTCGACGGGGTTGCCTGCGCCGTCGCCGATAGCCATCACCACCAGCTCCGTTTTGGAGCCAGTGACGTTGGCCCGGTTCATCTGCCGCAGGCCTTCGAGAGTGTGGATGGTTTTGAATGCCATGCCGCCAATTTGCCGATGATTTCGCGCGGGCGCGAGTGGTGGCCAATGTGGCGGTGACGGGTACGGATCAAGCTGTCCAACTCACGGAAGGGAAGCCGCCGTTTTTTCGGCTCTGAAGCAAGTGACATGAAATTTGCCTGATACTGGTGCTCCTAATTGGAGGAAATGCGATGTCTGATACGACCCCGAACCAACATGTGCAAGCTGTTATTGATGATAGACAAGAGGCGGAGCGAGTCATAGATGAAATCGTGGCGCTGCTTCGGCAGCGCGGATATGACGTTACTCGAGAAGCTGTACGGCAGGCTGTACTGCAAAAAGCCCATTCATATCCGGAAGCCAGTTTAGCGGCGGTAGCCCGCGACATTCTTGCTAGGTTATTGGATGGGTCCCTGACAGTGGATGATTTTTTGGGATTTCCACCGTCAAAAATTAGCATTCCCAAGAATAAATTTTGATCGTATCGAATCACGCCTACCACAGCCCGTATCAGCGGGCTGCTTACTGGTCGTTCACCAGAGGAACGCTTACGGGAACACCACGCCACGCGCAGCCACCCGGTTCTGCATTGCTTGCATGACGGCGTGGAGTTGCTCAACGCTCAGCGCTGCGCTGTACACTGCAGCCCCCATCCACTTTCCACCCAGCAGCAACGTGTTGGCCGTATGTCGATACAGTCCTAGACTCAGCGTGTCAGGCGCCGTCAGGTACTGGTCCATCCAGGTCTTGAGAGCCTCGGCGCTGACCGTTACCGCTTGACGCCCCAGTCCGTCTGTCAGGTATAGCGCCCCTGCGCTCTTGTCGAAGGCTAGGCCGATGACCTTCGGAACGTTACCCGACGACCCCGGAACCGGCGCGCGCTGGTTGGCCGGCGTCACCCCAGGAATGTTGCTTCCATCACCAGCAAAAATCGCAACATTCCCCAAGGCTCCAGACGTTTGCTGAAGAAGTGCGTTGACCGCGAACCGTTTGTTTGATGGATTAGCACCGGTCGCGATATTGACGTTGATGGAGGCCTTGGGGGACAGCAAGTTGGCATAGTTGACTGCCGACGCTCCCTCCGCTGCGATCTGGACGGCCATCACCACACTGAATGAGCCCCCGAGGGTCAGCGGGGTGTGAATGGGAATGCCGTTGACCGGCACAGTGAATCCGTATGACTCTTTGATAGGCTGGCCCCACAACGGGGCCAGTACGGCATGGCGGTCGTGTCCACTCGAATCGAGGAACGCGCCAGCATGGGCTTGACCATTTGCACCTTCTTCTGCAAGGTACAGGGCGTAAAGGTCGGTTGCAGGAAAGCCCGCAACGATCTCTTCGACGACAGGCAGATTCGAGGATCCAACGGAGACTGAACGAAACTTGATTTTGGTGGAAAGCGACATCAAACACTCCAGGTTTGAGGAATACGGAAAAGAGTGCACCAGTTGTGATTCGGGTAGGGCTTGCCCACCAGTGCGGCGATGTTGGCTGCCGGGTAGTCCCCCGATCCAGCCGTGTACTCGTAGTTGTCCAGGGAAACAAACGGGTCGCTGTCTCGTAGCATCCCTGCACCACCGGTTTGCTGGCTTGCGTACCACACGTAAGCCGTACCGCTGATATCCCGACTCCACTCCAACTTGACCAGGTATCCGTCAACGATCGACACACCCGTCAGGGTCACATCCCCCTGGTCATCAACCACGCGGAAACCCTTGGCTGCAAGAGTGGCGGCCACACTGCCGACATAGGGGGTATCGAAGACAAGCGGTGCGACCGGGACATGAAACAGGACATAGCACCAGCGCGAGTGCATTTCCACCTTGAAGGGGTGCACCGGTTTCCAGTCTTTGCGCTCAACGAGCACGCGATGCATGACCTTGGCAGCCACATTGCCGAACCAGCGCACGCCGTTGGCGTCGAAGTGCCCTCCCTTGTCTGTGTACGGGTAGCTCGGACCAACCATCCAGACGTCCCTGCGATTCAGTGCAGCCTTCAGTTGAGCCATGGGCACGCCCGCAAGAACCGCATCCTTCACCCAACCCATGGACGTCTGATAGATGAAAACGGCAGGCGACAAGGGCTGTCCAAAGATTGCGCGGCCGTCGATCTGCATGTCGTTGAACCACGCATCCTGCAACGCACCGTAGTCAGCCTCTGATGTGGCTGCACCAAAGGTGGTGTCCGAGTTGTACTCGCCTTGCATCGGCAGTGTGGCGAGGATCTGACTTGGCTGCGCCTGGGCGTCGGCGATGGCTTTAATCTGGGCAAGGGCGCTGGTGTAGCGACCATACGCGCCAGCAGGATGGCCTTTACTCAGGGCTTCGATAGTCCTGCCTGAGATGCCTACAGCTGCTGCAACCAGTTGGCGGCTCACATCTGCATAGGGCAACCCGAACTTGTCGCAAAACAGTCGCTTTAACCCGTTGCATGCTCCCTCGAGCGGCGTCTCGCCCCGCGCGTTGTCACCCGTTGGAAGCGTCGCCGTCTGCTCATCATTCAACTGCGAGCCATCGGTATTCGATTGATGCGTCGCGACCAGAGGATAAAAAGCCGATGACCCAACCGGCAAGAAGGTGTTGGATGCCACGCCCTGTGGACGAAGGGACTGACCAAGCATCAAATTCCCTGCGATCTGCGTCTTCGACTTACGTGGCCAGGTCTCGTTCGCGGTTCCGAGTGATTGACCATTACCAACGATGACGTTGTACTTGTGCGAAATCGATGGGATACCCGAGATCGTTCGATCACGCACGGCGGCGGCACGAGCTCGCGCCGCTTCGATCAGTGCAGTCGGTGCTGCGTCGCCGTCGTCGCCCAGGGAGTACCACTTGCCGTTGAGCATTCCAGCAAACGGCACATCATTGACATCGACAAACACAAGGTCGTAGTTGAACGATCCAAAGGACACCTCGACCTCATCGTCCTGGCCGAGGAACATGCCGTGCATGGTCGCCAATGGAATCGTCAACCCGCGCGAGCCAGCTTCCTGCGGGCCGACGCCTGCCAGGAGCTGGTTGAACTGATCCACGAAGACTGTGGGGAACAATTTGCGCTGACCGTTGATAGACACCGCATATTGGCGATCAACCTCTTCACTGATGAGCCTCCGCCGAGCGTCGACCTCTGCAGCGACCTCTTCGCTTGCGACGATGTCATCTCGCCGCATGGATACACCGGCCACATTCTCAAAAATAGTCGTCCGCTTGAGCCCGGAAGGGCCATTCTTGAAAATCTTGAAGAACTTGTTTGGGGTCGAGGCTGTTGCAGCAATGCCCTCTGCCTCAGTGTTGACGGTCGGATAAGCCCCTTGTGTAAGCACGATCTGCACACCATCCTGAACGGTCTTGACCCCTTCAGTGACAGTCGCCACTGCACCCGAATGACGCAGTTCCTCATGGATCTTCCGCAGGTTCGGCATTGGGCCGGAATCGGTCTGCACATCGCCAGCCGGATCGTGGATAAAGCTGCGCAGCGTGTCGACCGCCTCGCCAAATGGGATGACGCGTTCGTTGAGTTCCTGGGTCATAGATCGTCCGGAATCGTGAGGGCTTGCGGCAGTGCCGTGTGCACGAGGTGAAGAATGGAATTGACGGCCGGCAAGGTGCTTTCGGCTTCGCCGAACACAGCCGCGTCGATGAGCAGGTCCAAGGCCATCCCGCCGTCGCTGTAGCGAGGTGTGCCGTCCGACACCGTGATGTCGTTGCCTGTGGTGGCGAAAGCAGCCACGCGCAGCCGGCTGTCGCTGGTGACAGATGGCACGACACGGTCAAGATGAGAGCGCGTGTTCTTCGCGCGGTCCACCACTTGGGAGAGTCGCTTGAGCTGAGCCTGTGTGTAGCCGGATTGCCGTGCGTCGAGGTGAAGGCGGAAGGTGTAGGGGGCTGCAGCGGGAATCTGCTGATACCACTCCTGCACCGTGCCCGTGACGCCCAACGCAGCGACGGCCTGCTGTACGGCTCCGATGGTTCCCTTGGCTCGCTTGATCTCAATGGACGATGCGATGACCTGCCGCTTGACGTTGGCGTCCCATGAGTCGTCCCAGTCGTCGACGCGAAAGGCATAGGCGAGCCAAGGCAGCAGATGCTCCGGGCAGGCCCAGGGGTTGAGCATGTCGCGGATCGGCACCGAGATGGCCGTCAGGTTGGCCCCCAGGCGCGACATCGCGCGCTCCATCGCGGTTGCGTTGGGCGGCAGCAGCGTGATGTCAGTCACCGTCAACCTCGACCGTCAACGTGATGGCGTCGCAGTAAGCGGCCTGGCTGGCCTCGACGACGACGTCAGCCAGGGGCTGGGCGAGCGTCACGCGCAGCGCCCCGGGCTGGTGAAGGGCGCGGTGAATTCCGCTGATGCTCGGCCCCATGCCCAACGGGGGGGTAGCGTTGGCGTAGGCCTGGCCGGGGGCGCCCGCCTGCTCACGCACAG